ACAATTGAAAAATCGCCAATCTCGGCATCACTCATGCCAATTTTAGTATCTTCAATCGCAGCTTGTGCCGGTTGGTTTTTGTTGATTGACTCCAATGCAACGCCACGAAACTCGTCCATTGAGCGGTCATTTCTCTTAAATTGAGCGCCAATTTCTTTAAGTTCCGGGTGTTTTGATACGATTGCATCAATTTCTGCTGATCTTTGGCGGTCTGCTGCCACTGCATCGCGGCCAACTTGAACGGCATCGATATTTGTTATATTTTCTGTTGTCATTTTGACTTCCTTATTTTTAGTTTTTAAATTAGTAATGGTGGTCACATTCTCACCATCAGACGATCTAGCAACACCAATTGAGTTGTCCGCAGGCACACTCACCACGCTCACCTCATACGGTTGCCAAGATGTAGCCACAAATGTGTCTAAATCACCCTCTGATCGCGACTCGTCTAATTCCATTTCATTGATGCGATAACCCACCGAAATGTTTTGACGGATGCCATCCATTACGTCTGTAAATATCTCTTGAGCGCGTGCTGATTTAGAGAAGCGCACAACGGCCGTGCCACGCTTTCCATCCACCGAAGCACTTTCCACTCGGCCAATCTGATCGCTTGTGTCATGATCCATTAACAAGGGTGCACCACCATTCAAACGTTCCAAATTGACGGATTTAGGCGAGTGATCTAACACTTCCATCCCAAACCACCTTTCAACTGGCATATCACTTGAAAACGATAAATTTACCGTTCTTGCATCTTCATCAATCGCGCTGCGATCTAAAATAAAACTGCGGTGTAAATCACCGGTTTTAAGTTTTTTATTGTTCATTGCTTAATACCTCATTTAGAGTAATTGTTAAATTTAAGCCTTTAGATTTGGCCAATTCTTGCTCATAAGCTAGTTGATCATAAACATCCTCAATATCGCCGCCCTGCTCTGCAATAATGTCACTGGCTGTTTTGATACCTGCCTGGACTGCTGAAACGCCGGCTTGAATATCCTTAACGGGATCGACCCATTGCCATGCCTTTGGCTGCCAACGAACCTCGGTTAATTTGTCATAATTAACCATATCTAAACCCAAAGAGCCATTAAGCAATTGCATTGATAGCCACTGCTCATAAATACGTGTCATAAAATGCTGAGTCATCCAGTTTTGCTTGACACGCCACTGGTCGCGCTCTTCAATCGTGCCGGATCTGATCGAAGAAAAACTAACCCCCTCTAAATCACTGGCCAAACTGTTATAAGCCACGCCCAAACCACTTGCAATACCACGCAAAATAGCCTTATTAAAATCTTTAAATGCTGATGTTGGATGGGTTGGATCAAACGCTTCTGCTTTCATGCCGGCGGGTAATTGGTGGCCAATTCCCGGCTCAATATCCATAAGCAATGATCCATCGTCTGCTTCATCACCAATAAACGAATCACCGGCCTCTGAGGTGTAAAAAATCATAGAACTAGCGCCAACTCTGGCCGCCACGAGTTCAGCTTCTTCATACGCGCCCAACATTTGCAAGCGTGTCATTGCACTAGCCAACCAAGTTGCGCCCCTGATTTGCTCAGGGCGTTCACCCATAAATGCATGAATAATATTACTAGCTTCGACTCGCTCCGCCCTTGCTGCGGCCGTGGCCACATTGTCAGGGTTGATTAATAAATGATAAGCCATCGGTTTGCCGGTAATATCAAACTCAATACCCATGCGAATTACTGCACCGTTGCCCAAATCTTTGTTTAGGTTTTCATCAAGGCGGTTAATGTCTAAAAATTGCAGCTTAAAACCAAACTTGCTATCATCATGAATAATGCGGCAAAGCACCTCGCCATCCCTTGCTGCGCTTTCTATAAATAAACGCTGCATCTCAACAAAAGATGAGCGGCCATCCCACGCACAATTATTAGCTTTTGACCATTGCAGCCATGCTTGCTCAACAATACGGTTTGATTTTTGGTCTAATTTGCCGCGGTTAGTTTTACTTTTAACCTGCAGTAATATTCCCTTTGCGCCAACAACATTTGACACCACCATTTGTAAATATTTTTTAGCATAGTCATTGTTAATACTTAAATCACGCGCTCGCGCTCTAAGCACTTTGCCGCCGGCTTGTAAATCTTTATTAATGTTTTGCTGAGTGGTTGTCCAACTGTTAGTCAAACGATCAATCTTTGCAGCGGCATATTGACGGCGCATTGTTTGCTTTCTTTTTGCTTTGTGTTTTTTAAAAAAATTTAAATCCATAATTTAAAACCTGACCTTAACAATACCGCTGTGGCCTAGGCCATTACGGATGCGCTCGGCACGAGTTTCGCGCACATATTCGGCGCGGTATCTATCACGCAATAAAATTAAATCAGCAATTGGAGTGCGGCCTAGTGATCGGCCTTGTATTGAGTAACTTTCTTGATCCTTAGAGGCGCGTTTTTCAATAATCGCCTCAATCGCATCAAGCACTTTTTTTACATGGCCTCTAGGGTCAGTTGCAGCGGCATCACGATTGGCTTTAGCTTCCCATGTGCCACTGTCAACGGTAATGCGCTCGTTATCTGATGAACGTACAATGTATGCTTGCCAATGATAAATGCCGGCGGTATAAGCTGCGGTTGCTGCCTGACCCACTTCTACAATATATTCGCTGCCTGACTCACTTGCGGTAATTGTGATTTCTGTTGCTGTGTTTTCTAAACGTGCTGAGTATTGGAGTGCATAAGATGCCGGCGCATAATCTGCGCCCAAGTCGGTGCGCTTCCACGCCAGGCGATCACCAACAATAAATGTGCTTGGTTCTGTTTCTGCATAGTTTGCAGAATCAAACAAATTTGCCATAAAATCCTATATCTAGTGTTTTTTGTGTGCCGTAAGCACTACATCTAGTAATTAGATTAGTAACTTTTTCTGAATTGTCAA